GATCACTTCCCCAAGGGTAGGGCCGTTAGCGGCAATACGCATGTTCAACGGATCTTTGTCTTCATCCTTCAGGAACATTTCCCCCATTTCAATTGCATTGCGAAGGCGAGCAACAATGGTAATGCTATCCAGGCTATTCATAATTCAACTCCTGTCTAAAAATCAACTGGATATTGATGTGCCGTTGATTTCATCTGTCTCTGAAATTCCACGTTGTTTCAAAATCCTTTTGTATTCCTTGATAAACTCATTAATACCTTTCTCATAGTGCTTTTTGGCTTGCTTCACGTCATTTCGATATTCTTTGACGCGTTTTTTTCGGCACTTATCACAAAAACAAAGAACATCGTGTTTCATAACTCAACTCCTAATTCTTCCCGCGCTTCCCCCAACTGAAACTCAATCCATTGACCGCCTACCACCAAATATGCCTCGTTGAAATTTATCTCCAGCGGCTCGATAGTATCCAGCGGCATCGGGTCATCCTTGGGGATGTAGGCAATGGTCATATGCGGGATAAATCCATGCTCTTTGTGGTAGGGTATCCCGTGCTTATCCAGGGCATCGGTTAGCGATTGGCGAAAGGCTGGTAAATCCGGGCTGTCAATCGTCGCTACAATCGGATCGTTCTCGTTGCCGGAAACAAACCGGGCAATCCCTTGCAGTTGGGTTTTGATCGGCTTCACGTTCATTGTGAAATCAACCATAGCCCAGGCTATCTTTTTCTTGTCCAGCGTGCGTGAATCGCCCAAAAATGCAAGCGTGATGTGAAGATCATCCCGCGTTTCATCGCTCATGATCGGGTATGCTTGCTGTAATTCCTGCCTGAGATTGTCAGGGATTCGCAAGGCTACCATAGCGGAGTGTTCGTTCTCGTTATGGATGATTGTAAATCCATTGCCCACCTGAACAGCATCGGCAATAAAAGATTGCTGATTGTTTGTGCCCAGTAATGCGACCTTGATTTTATTCAAATCCAGTTTATTCGCGCTGAACTGCCCGTTTCCACCAGGCGGTGCTATATCAATCAACTTGCCCCCATCCGGATTATTGCCATTCCCGCCGAATGGGCTTACAGGCGGGACCGGCTCCGGCTCGTTTTCCTCTGCCACCTCCGCCATTTTCTCGGGGGTCCAGATGTATTTCCACTTTCCAGGCAGCCGCTTGGCAAATTCATCGGCCGGAATGATCGTCTCCGGCGCGCCGCCAGACGCCTGGTTTGCAGCCGCTGCCACTTTCACGGCTACATCCGCTTCTTCCACGTCGTTTAGCTGGAACGGGCTAGGCCAGTAAGCAAAATATCTGTCCCGTTTCTCGAATTGCCCCAAGTCTGCAAGTTTCCGCAGGAATGGCCGCAGGATGTACGGTTCGGCATGGTTCTCCCGCCGCCAGGAGATGTAATCTCCGAAATTGGCGTCGTCCTGCGTGCTGGCCAGCTTGCCTTGTTCGGATCCTACCAGGAGCCGTTGCGGGATGCGCTCCGAACCCGCAAGATAAGCAATGATCACGTCGGATTGTTCCCGGCTGTCTACTGGCTTCCCACCCAGATCCTGAACCTCCATGCCCTGCAAGCGCATGTAGCGGCGCAGGCCGTGCATATATTCTTCGATTTCGTCCTGCATATCTTTATATTCGTTCGAATCTTTCGGAGGCAGGCTAAATCCTTCCTTTGCCATCATTGCCATACCGCGATAGATCAAAAGCCAGAACGCCTCAGATCCGCCGCCTATCACCTTCTCTAAATCGTACAGACGGTTCAGGATTTTCTTGAGCCTCGGCACGCCATAAAACCGGCTGTACTGGCTGCGCTCCTTGCCCTCTTTGACGTGGATCACGCGGGAATAATGCACTCGCGTCTGTGCTCCCATCGCGCCGATATCGATGAGATAATATTCCGGCATCCCGAAACGGGGATTGTTCGGGTCTGTAACCAGGCTCATTTCGTCTACGGATGCGTCCCCTTCGTCATGGACCGTGACGTACAGGATTTCCCTTTTGCCGCTCGCGGGGGATTCTGCGGTTTCCCCTGATTTCATCGGTAGTCCCAAATACAGCAGCCCGAAGCGGGAGATACCGCAGGACCGGTCTACTTCGTTGAATTTCGCCCACAGGTCGAGCCGGTCCGCCAGGTCTTCGAACTGGGTATGCAATTTGCTCGGATTGTCTTCATCCGGCGTCTCTGATTTCTTCTCCGTCAGGATCGGGTGATTGCGCCAGGTTTCATCAGATACGGCATCTACCAGCCGGGTAGCAATCCCATCCCGTTCGTAGAAATTCAGGTAGTCATCGAAAATTGGCTCTTTTTTGTACCCTAGCGTTTCGTACAAATCCCGATCACCGCCAAACGACTGCCCTAGCGCGCCGGCCAGGCCTCGCCGGCTTTGCAGGTATGCGTTCTGCACCATAGAGTTTTCATACAGTTTGAATAGCTTATCGCGCTGCTGTTCTAGCTGATTGAGGTGTGTTTGTAATTCGGCCTTCGTTGTTCGCTTTGCCATAATTCCATCTCCTACCGGATCGCGCCGGCGTATCTAGGACCTACCAGTGCATTGTAGCAACCAGAGGTCGCATCTGGAATATCATCATGTTTTAAATCCGGGAAGCCGTGCATTTGTACAAGAAACTCTTCATTCCAAGGCCCGCGCAGCAACTTGACATTCCCGGCTAAAGCTTGCGCCGCTAGTGGCTGCGCTCGTCTCACCTTGTCTTTAGTTGATGGAATTCCCTGAATATCAAAACCCTGCAAGGCAGTAACTACGTTATAGGCATCCCGCTTTCCAGACGCGCCACCTTCCTGCTCAAAACGGATAGCTACCGTGCGCCCGTCCTGTTCGGCTATATTTTTCATAGCCGTATTGGTGCGCGCCGGCCCTATCTGTTCGTTGGTCATATCCAGTATGTAGGTAATGCCATCAATATATTTCGCCTTGGTGCTTGCCGTATAGTCAGGATCGTTTTTCTTTTTGGCTTGCGAAATTTCCTTCTCTGTTGCGGCAAAATCCCAATATCTGACCACCTTCCCCCCAAACGGTACAGCATCAACGATTTCAAACCATGCGCGATTGAATACCTTTCCAGCGGCGGGCTTGATTTTCCAGTTCCCCCCGCGCCTTGCATCCCCGAGCAGTCGTTCTCGTTCCACGTAATCCAGGGCCTGCAGGTTGGCGAGATAACCCGGATCGGCTTTCAAAAGGATCTGGTTATCGTAGACAGTAGACAGGATGAATGTCACGGATTTAGGGGTGCTGTTCGGGTGTTCGTCTTGCAGTTCTTCAAACGTGTCACCCCAATAGGTTTTATCATTTTCGCGGACCATCCAGCGAATTAGCCCGCTGCGCTCAGGGATAGCATACCCCTCTTCGTCAATCCACCATTCCAGGAAATCAGCCAGCCATCCCGGCTCCGGGTTACAACTTGCACGGACATACGGCCTGACTCCGCACATGCTTCTGCTCCTGGAAAGCATGTAAAAGAACTGGCTTTGCGAAAACATTTCCAACTGGTCAAAAATAATCAATGGGATTTGTGAGGATTTCCAGGAATCCTTGTCATCTTCCCTTTGCATGTGAGCGAATGTTATTTTTGCGCCGGCTGGAAACCTGAATTGATGTTCATTTTCATTCGAAGTTGCCCCGAGCAAGGGATAAATTCTCTTTGACTCGTCCCACAAGCCCCCTTCCCTGGTTATCTCTGGAATCGTGCGGCGAAAAATGACCGCGCCGAAGTCTGGGTTTTCAACATGCCGTAATGGTTCAATGAGCAGGCTCCAACTTTTGCCGCCCCCAGCCGCCCCGCCAAAAATAGAAATATCCGCCTCACTTGCAAGGAATTGCTCTTGCCGGCTCTGCGGGCGGAGCGTGATTTCTTCTGCAATTGGCCCAGCCATTGCAATCATCTCTTGTTGTCCGGAAGGTACACGCTTACCTTCACGTTATGGTCCACGTTCCCCTTGATGTTATCGGTAAACAAGGCGTGATATCTGCCTAATTGCACAAGGGCATCTTTTGCGTCGTGCAGTTCCACCTCGACCCATTCATTTTCCCATTCTTCAGCATCGTTTCCGCTTCCCATAATTTGCCGCGTCCGTTTTGATCTGATTTTCTTGATCAGATGTATGTAATTTTTTGCGTCCGGATGCGAGAAATCAAAATAAACAAATCCGTCTTCTGTGATTTCAATAAACGGCAACAGGCTCGATTTTGCCATGTCTGAAAGCCGCTTCAAAACTTCATTGGCCCCCATAATGCTTTCTTTCAGTCGTTCTTCAATCCGGGCCTGGATTGTAGTATTTCGTAGTAACTTACTCGCGTTCGTGTGTAAATATTTCTCAGAGTAGCCAGCTCGACGAGCCGCGTCCGTGGCGTTTCCCGAAATAAGGTAGGCCTCCACAAAGCGCAGTTGTTTATAGCTAAGCTTTGTTGTAGATTGCGCTTCTTGTGCGCTTTCGTTTACTTTTGTCATTGCTTTGTGCTTCCACGGTTGCTGCTTTCAATTCCTCAACCGTTACCCTCAATCGCTTTCCCGTCATTATAAGTAGTCTGGTGGCATCCGGCGATACAGATAAATTGCAATCCAGTTTGATCCTGAGCAGGT